CAATTACCTTTGATCCAGATTTTAATTTTACATTCTCATGATATTCTTTTTTTGCTTTTTTAGCAATAGCTCCCGCTTTTTGAGGAGAACAATTCAAGATACTGTAAATATAATTTAAATTGAAAACACTATTGAACTTAATCTTTTTACCACTCTCAACATAAAACTGCTGTAAGGTCTTAATCAAATCAGATTCACTTGTTGGTGTTGTGACAATTTCCTGTTCTGGATTCATCAACTGACCAATATACCTCAATTCACTCTCATTGATATCATGTTGATCAATAAACGATTTTGGAATTATGGCAACTCTTAATTTACTAACAAAATCCAGAGGTTCAACTGCTAACAGTGTGCTATTGCCATTGATAATTAAATATTTTCCACCACCCAATTCAACCATCAAAATACGACCGCATTTTGATGTATCTCCCTTTGCACGAATACGATTTCTAATTTCAATAACTTTAGGATTATCTTCATACCTAACTTGCAATGCACTTACCGGAGAATCATCACCCCTTTCAAGTAAAGTTGATTTATTCCAAAGTTCACTAACATTAAAATCTCCTGCCTCAATCTTTGCCATGACAAAATCTTTTATCACATTCTGTCTTACAGGAACCTTATAAGCAGAAGGAGCCACTCCCAAGTTATAATACATTGGGTTTTTTACAACATTATTGTCTTTGTGTATTTTAGACTCATAATTTTGCATCTCTGCATAAGTTCCAACAGCGAGTATTTTGTACTCGAACATTGGACTCATTCCAGAGAATAAATCAATAAATTCTATGTTTGTAGAACTATGCCAGTATCCATCACCATATTCTCCTAGGTGAGATCCAACATATTTCTTACCGTTTTCTACATTAAGATACTCATAAACATAAGCATCGTAAGATGATATTCCAACCAAAACATCCGTGTTCACACGGACAATCGAATCAGGTTTTTCCATATTTAAAATTTAAACTACTTGGCTAATCGCCTGTCTTATATAGTAGATGAATTTTCATCATCTGTCAAGTCTTGTACGGTATCCCCTACAAGTCTGTCTCCAAGAACCAGAACCATCAGATCTAATGTCCTCTGGTGTGGTCTTTGCTTCCATCCGTACCAATTTTTCTTTTTCCCAGATGCGTATGGAGGAGTCTGACCAACATGATAGTATTGGTCAGCAGTAATATCATAAATTTTATCATTAGTAGTATCAACTAACCACCAATGAGAACAATCATGATAATCAATTGCTGTTCTCTGCTCAAGAACATTCGTGTCCATGAGATAGAACAAGGCTTGTGAAGAGTGGTAGCAGTGGCCGAACATAGGATTGCTAGAGTTCTCTTCACGATACTTTTTAGTAACCATTTTTGGTGTTAGGTTACTAGCAATGGATTCCACGACCAATTCAATATCAGTCATGGGATAAGGTTCAAAAGTCAGTGTTCTGGTTTGAAATATCCGCTTATCTCTATAACGATGACGCTCAACTATTTTCATTCACCTTCTTGGGTCTTTCCCTTTTTCCCAATATTATATTTTTGCTCTAGTACCCACTCAGATTTATCTTTGTAGGCCAGCACTTTGATCTGGTTCAGAGGAGCAATGTCCATAACAGAGTCCTCTTTTACAATCGTAATGAGTCCCCAATCAGCAAGCAAGCGAGTAATACGGTTGCGGCGCTGTACATCATTAACAGTAAGATTAGCGTGTTTCCCATCAAGGGCAAACAATTCCTTAAAGTGAACAATGAAATATCTTCCCTGCTTGTGCAGGATGTGGCAAGATTGATAGAGTTTCTTCTCTTTGCGGGATGCTACTCCGATGCGTGTCAATGTCTCACGAACTTTCAGGAAGTCATCAGGTTCATTCAAAAGAACCTCCACCATCTGATCTTGAGACCAATCAACCGTAGGTTCTACAGTATTAGTCATTTGCGTCCTCCAATATCAAGTCGTTGTTTAATAAAGTTAATCTGTTCTTTGGTCAGAATTTTCAGAGCCTGTGATGCCTTCTCATTACTATATCCATAGTATTGTTTGACACATTCTAAATCTTGGACTTTATCCTTTCGGAGCCAAGGAGAGAATCTCTTCTTTTTCCTCAAAGTATTTAGATAAAATGAATATTGCATATCTTTGTCAAGAAAGTTATACTTGTTCATTTCGTTAGCAAACATGACGCAATCAAGGTGCCCAGACAGACAACGATTGATAATGTATGGAGGATATTCTTTTGTATGTTCTGATAGATCTTCTTTGGTGAAATTAATTGAGTTCAACCAATCTTTGAGTTCCATTATCTAATGATCTCCAAATCTGTACCTTGTTTCCAAACTTCGAGTTCGGTTCTAAGTCTATCAGTAGACTTAAGTTTTTCATATCTCTTGGTTGCTTTCTTCTTCCACCAGACGATTGCTTCTTCTGATGTATGTTGAAATTGACCAAAGTAGTATCTCTTCTTTTCAGTTAGAGACTTAGCATGTTCAATACAACTATTGAACTCTTTGAGTTTCTCATCATCCTTCAGAGATTTACGGATGATAGAAATCATCTTGGTCTGAATCTTGAGTTTCTTGGATGACTTGTCTGCAGGAATCAGACGTTCTCCACCATTACGCTCGTTAAACCACCAGAAGAAGTCCCTAAACTCGTCATCATGGAAGAGGGGTAGGAAGTTGCTCTCCGTGTCTCCTATGTGCCTCAGGAAGGGTTTAAGACCATCATACATGGATACACCCTTAGTAGTTCCATAGAGAGAGGTGGTCTCAAAGTACTTAAGATCTGTACCATACTTCTCATCAAACTGCTGCTTGAGTTCCTTAGAACATGCTAAGAGGGCAAGAAGTTTTCCGCCCAGGTAATTGAACCCGAAAGGTTGAGTAGGAACAATGTTAAACCCCATGACAAAATGAGCATTAATGTCAGAAAGAGGAAGGACTTTACCAAAGTAATCATTTCTGGGTTTGCTATTAATAGTCGGAGAACCAAAGCGAACAACACCAACAACCTTATTAGTGTTCGTCTCAACCACAATCCACTTATGAGTTCTGCCAGGAATTGCTTCCTCAATAGCATTAGACGCTGTAAGGTTCAAGGTCTCAGAATACAACCACTGATTATATCTTGAGGTTGTCTTTGGATTAGTATCAACAACATGAACCTCAAAGTTCATGTCATTCGGTCCCATACCAAAAGAGTCAAAGAACTCCGTGTCAGCATCAAACAAAGATCCAGACCTTTCACTAACACGGTCTTTCTTCACAAAACGAAGATAGTCATCAATACGATTGAACTGAGTGTAGTAATCAATAAATTTATTAGCAGCGTAAACTGCGTCACCCTCAGTCAGTATCATACAATCAGTTTCTTACTTGGTGTTTGAATTGCAGAGAACATCTGAGTATAGTTTTCTACAATCTCATCTTGAGTGTCTGAAATATACACAACATACTTTCGGGCAACATCAAGATCTACATTCTTTCCAGAAAGAAGAGGTGCCCATGGAGCAAATCCCATCTGACCATCTCTGGTTGGAACAGCAACAATAGGATTGCATACAGTGATAGTTTCATCACCTTCTTTCACAAGGTCAGCGACGACATCTTCGCCAGACCACATACGAATAACTTTAATGTTCATAATCAATAAAAATTAGGTTTATCTTCTGTCGAATGGAGAAGAACTCCATCAACTTTATTAAGCAGTTCTTGCATACCACTATGCAGAAGACGATATCCAGTGCCAACATATAGTTGACCAAGGACTACTGCAACTGTAGCAGTGCCCCAAAACACATAATAAAATCTAGACTTTACCTGTGCCCTCACTTTTTCTTTAGTCATTAGTCAATTTCTCAATGTACTGGTAAATCAAACTCCATCCAAATTCATAAGTATCTCCCTTTTCGTCTTGGAGAAAGAATGGGATGTTGGGGTGCCAATATTTAGCGCGATAATAATGATTAACTACATTATAGTCATCATCCACACACCGTTCGTGCTCTAGTTGTTCTTCAGTCATTTTTTACTCAACACCAGAGTACCAGAAAATTCTTCAACATGCATATACTCAGGTTCCAATGGCCATCCAGAATCCTTTAGATTCTTATACCTCTCCCTGTAATAATCCATAAGTTCAGAGCACTCTGTATGTTCAAGACCTTCATGAATTAAATCAGATTTAAACCTGATACTATAAAGACCTGTAGGACTACTATATGTCGTCATTTGAATTCACACTCCACCATAATTTCAGTTAGACATGCAAGCATGTTGATTTCCTGATCTGCTACGAACGCCCCCTGATATTGATACTTAGCAAGAACGAGG